CCTCGATGTCGGCGGGCGTGACACGCGGGGCGGTCAGACCCTTGGCCTGAATCATCTGCTCGATGCCGTGGTCGTCAGTGCGGGGTGATGTGATGTTGTGCATAGTGCGCTTTCAGAGTGGGTGGGGTTAGGCGGACACCGGCGTGAAGTCCACGTAGAACGTGTCGCCGATAGCGAACTTGCCTACGAGCGCCGGGTTGGTAATGACGATCTTCAGATCAACAGATGGTGACCACTTGGCGAACGTGTTGTCTTCGTCGCTACCGTCAGCCGGGTAGGCTTTGGCAGCAACCCCGTGGAAGCGCAGCTGCTCTGCACCGGGATACGAGCTGATCGAGCCGATCTTCATTTTTGCGCGCATAGGGGTGCTCATAGTGGTCTTTCTAAGTTAAGTCTTTGCCGTCGGGCGGGAGGCCCGGGTCGGCGTGGGTTTTGCCGCTGCAGTGGCGGCGTCCTGGGCGGCCTTGACGCGGGCGTCCAGGCGCTTCTGCTGCATGTCCTGCTGCTGCAGGGCCATCTTGTCGTCGGTCTCCTGCTTCTTGCGGGCGTGCTCCATCAGGTCCATGCGCTGTTTGTGGGCGAGCTCGCGCTCCTTCATGTCAGCGTCGTGCTCGGCCTGGGCCATCTCCAGCTCCGGGTTGCCCTGAGGCCCAGTGGGCTCGGTGATGGGCGTGTTCGCCAGCACCTGGGCCTTGACCGTGGTCTCTTGCGCCTTGGCCTGCTTGAGGCCGGTGTCGGCCTGCTTCTGGGCGGCTTCGGCTTCTGCCTTGGCGACCTCTGCGGCCTGCCCGCGCTGCTGCAGCTCCTTGGCGGCGACGGCTTCGGGGCTGGTCTGGTCGCCGGCCATCTGCTTGATGATGTCTTTCTTGTTCATCAGGCGGCTGGCGTCGATCAGCACGCTGTCGGGGATCATGATGCCCACCTCGCGCATGGCCATGACCTGCTCGAACTGGCTGTCTTCCAGAGTCTCGCGGCGCGGGACACTCGAGACGACGACGTCGTACTCGCCCAGCGTCAGGTCGTTGATGATCTCTTCGTATGGGTTTTCCTCGTCACCGGTCTGCGGCTCGGGGTTGGGCTGGTTGATGCCGAAGGTCTCGCTCTCGCCGGTGACCTGATCGTGGGTGATCGTCATCAGGCGTGGCTCGGTGTAGAACTCCTGCACCAGGTCCAGCACGTTACGTGCCAGGATGTAGTCCGATCGGACCAAGTTGTCCATCGGCTTGACGAGGTTCGTGCCGCCGGCCTGGCGCTTGGCCTGGATGGCCTTGGCGGCCACGTCGGCGCGGTCCATGCCCTGCATAGAGTCGGACACACCTGAGATGCTCTTGATGCTTTCTTCCGCTTTATACGAGATGCGGTCCAGGCCCTGCGGGACCTGGTTCGGAGCGATCTTCTGCACGTCCTTGTCCGGGTCGCCGTTGACCTCGATCACGAGGCCGGTCTGGGCGCCCTTCTCTTCCAGCTCTGCCACGGTCATGTTGACCAGCGAGCCGGCCTTGACCTTGTAGCCCGAGTTGGCCGTGGTGTTGACCACGTGCAGCTCCTGGCTGGTGACTTTGTTGAGCAGCTCCTGCGGGCCGAGCAGGTTCTCCACCAGGCCGATGGTGTGGCCGTAGCGGAAGTACGGGAAGTACGGCACGATCGTGAAGTGCTTGTAGGGAGACCAGTCGTCGCGCAGCACAACGTTGTCGGCGATCACCACCCAGCGGATACGGCGCACCAGCTTGCTGATGACCTGGAAGCCGTAGTTCTGCACGAAGTGGGAGATCTGGGCGGGGTTGAAGTCGTCGGGGATCGGGCGGGTGTCGCCGGTCTGAGGCGCCAGGAAGAACTTCTGGCGGTCCAGCTCGCGGTACTGACGCTCAACGATGCGGATGTTGCGCAGCACGTTGCTCTGGTCGTAGCCGGTGTTGTAGGCAGCCGTGCGCTCCTCGCCGAAGCGGTCGCGGTTCATCTGGATGCTGTCGTAGCCGTAGGGGAAGCTGCTGTTGTCGCGGTTGCGCAGCAGCTCAGCGTCAGCCTTGCTGTACAGCACGGCGATGTCGTCGGCGGTGACCCACTTCGTGGTGAACACCTCGCTCCAGTTGTCTGGGTCGTAGTCGTCGGCGTCGGAGTCGATCAGGACGTTCTTGCGGTTGATGTTGCTGATCCGCACCTCGCCCTGGTTGTTGTCGCCGTAGTCCAGCCTCACGTCCAGGAAGCCCCGGGAGCTGATGACGCCGTCGGCGTACATGTCGCTGCGCTTCCAGTCGAGCTGGTTGTTGTCGCTGATCTGCTTGAACACTTTGCTCAGCACGTCAGCTGTGGCTGCAGGCGCTCCATTGCGGGGGCGGAAGCTGATCTCGGCGCGGTTGTTGATCTGTTCACCCAACACGTTGGAGATCGTGCTGAGGATCTTGTTGATGGTGAGCACCGGGCGCTGCACGGCCTCCAGGCGGGCCCGGTCGGCGTCACGCCACTGGTCACCGGCGAAGAACTTCTCGCACATGTCGGCCTTGGCGACGTACTTGCTGTGCCCGTCATCACGGACCCTTGCATAACGCATCCACGTCTTGTACGAGAGCTCGGAATTAATGGGCATGGGTCACCTCGTGGAGCTTCAGGCCTGTGTACAGGTCCTGCAATGTGGGTAAGTCGAGCTCGTCCAGTGCGGTGCGGGTCCAGGCCCAGCTCTCGTTGTGCTGGGTGCCAGTTGCGGTAGCCAGGCCACCTTTGACGGCGTGCTCAGCTACCTGGGGGCTGGGGAAGCCGACGCCGACGATCGCGTCGACGAACAGCATGTGGGTCAGGAGGTTGTGGTTCATTTCAGGAACCTCAACTTGTAAATCGAGCCCATGGTGAGCTCTTCGATCTCGGCCAGGATGTTCTCCAGGGCCTCGCTCTCGTCCTCACCCTGCTCTGCCTGCACGGTCTCGAGATAGTTCTCGAGCAGCGAGACCGGGCCGACGGCTTCGATCTTGGATGGGGAGGGCCAGCTCTTGATCTGCCCGTCCATGGCCATGTAGGCCTCGGCATAGCGGTCGATCAGGCCGACGAGGGAGGTGTAGAAGTCAGCCAGCGCCACATGCTGGGCGTAATTGGTCGAACTTAGATGTAAGAGATGCGCCGCCGTGCGGACAGCAAAGGAGTCGACGATGAATTTGGGGCAGGACATGTGTTCACGCGCTCATGAATGAGCCAGCGCCTTTGTGGTTGAGCTTGTCGCGCCATGACTCAGGCTCTTTTTGCTTGATCTTCTGCGGCGGCTGGCGGCCGATGGCCATCAGGGTGGCCCAGCTCAGGCTGTCCACCTGGTCGTCGTGCGCGCCCGCTGGGAAGCGGAGCATCTCGAGGCGGCAGCTGTCGTACCACGGAGCTTCTTCCGGGTTGCTGTTGAACGACACCATCCCCTGCTGCATCCGGCCCTGGAGCGGGCGAGCGCGAGCAAGTTTGTCCGTGATGGGCTTCAGGACCGTGATGGAGGGGTAAACGAGCTTTTCTCTCATCCTCTTCTTCAATATGGATTCGATTGCGCGATAGATCTGGCCGTCTTCAAAGCCGAGCTGCTGGCCTGGACTATACCATTTCTTACTTAGATCTAAGATTGCGTCACAGATGAACATCGCGTCGCCGCTCTTGAACCTCACCTGGTCAGCCACGTGCAGCACGTCGTCGTCGTCCTGCAGCACCACGGTGCCCACCGTGTAGTCGTTCTGCTTCTTTTCACTGATGGCGAAGTCCCACGCGATGTAGACGTTTGAGCGGGCGACCTGTGGGCGCGCGCCGCGCCTGAAGTTCTCTTTGAGGAAGTACGCCCCGTCGTCGGGCACCGGGTTCTGCTGGTACAGGGCCGACCAGAACCGCGGGCTGATGGTGCGCTTGATCTGGTTGAGCTTGTCCAGGTCGTAGCGCTCGGGGTGGAGGGCTTCGCCCTTGCGGCGGTACAAAATCTGATCAGGGTGGTGCGGCTCATCCTCAACAATCAAGTCCGAGACCGGGTCATACCACTCGTCATGCTCAGCGATGGCGGGGTATTTGACGACAATAAACTGGTCGGCTTCCGGGTCCTTCATGGCCTCCTGCAGCTGGCCGGCCAGGTCTGAGTCATGCCAGCAGGTCTGAATGACCAGCACCCCGCCGCCGGGAGCGAGGCGGGTGTAGGCGGTAGAGCCGTACCAGTCCATGAGCTTTTCTCGCGTGTCCGCGCTGTCAGCCTCTTCTGCGTTCTTCAGGGGATCGTCGATGATCAGGATGTGGCACCCTTTGCCGGTGATGCCGCCCCCGACGCCGGCTGCGACGTAGCCGCCGCGCGTGCCGTCCAGGCCCCACTCTTCTGCGCTCTGGTTGTTCGGATTCAGCCGGATGTCGAACACAGGGTGAAACGCCGGGTCTTCGAGCACCTCCTTGACTTTCTTCGAGAAGGTCATGGCCAAACTGACGTTATATGAGCTGGCAATGATCTCATGGTCCGGGTTCTTACCCATATGCCATGGTGGGAACGACCTGGAGCATAGCTCCGACTTCCCGCTCCGCGGGGGCATCAGGATCATGAGCCTGGGCGAGAGCCCTGCTGTTACCTCTTCGCTGAACTTTTCAAGCCGCCGGCAAATGTCTTCATGGACCCAGCCTGCTTTGTACCTGGGATTGATGCGCTGGACGAAGGGGAGCAGGCGGCGGCGGGAAACCAGCCTGGAAGCCAGCTCAATCTCGGCGGGGGTGGGTGTCTTCATGTGATGGCAGCCTGATTGGCACGGCGGGTTGCCCACGCCTTGCGCATGGACGCGGACCGCTGCGCGAGTGTCTCGGCGCTTATGGGCCTGCCCCTCTTTGCCGCAGATATCCGGGCGCGTGTCTCCGCTGATCTTGCTGTCCCGAGCAGACTGGCGTGGTCTTCTGGTGGACGTTTGCGCCCCTTGAGCGAGGCTGAGAGCCTCGCGCGGTGCTCAGGTGTGAGCTCACGCCCACGACAGCTGCCCGCCACAGGGCAGATGTTGAACCCATTGGTCAGCGTGCCGAGCTTGTCGATCCAGTGCTGTTCGCGCACTAAAAGTCGCGCTTCATCCGGCACTTCTTCGAGCACAGTGAACACAAAAGCGTCTTCGCCGTACTTCGCCCACGCACGTTGGAGCTTTTGGCTGTGGTGATAGCCCCCACGAAGGTCTGTTTTGTGTTTTGATAGCCTGCGGCGAACCCTGACCGCGCTGCCGACATACTTTTTGCCCGAGGCGAGGTGCTCAATCTGGTAAACGCCACAGTCGTTCATGCCGACAGCTCCGGCAGCGGGGCATTCGCGCCCCCACTGATGATTTTGAGCAGTTCGGCGTCGCTCAGGCTGTTCATGCGGTCCAAAACGAGATTCCCTGTGACGTCGACCTTCACTTTGTGCTCCACCGGAGCGTAATAGCCGGCCATCTTGCCCAGTTCACGAGCCGCGGAGACCATGGTGGCCGGTTCGCTCATCAACTTGGCCATCGCGTAGGCCTCCAGGTGCATGTCCATCACCGACTTGCGCGTCACCTGCCCTGCCTCCTCGTACTTGGCCGCGATCTCAGCCCTCAGCTTCAGGATGTTGGGCATCTTGACCATGCGGTAGGCGATGGCGGCACCGTCGTTGTAACCCGCCTTGCGGCTGGCGCCGGGAATTGAGTCACCCTCGGCCCAATACTGAACAAACAGCCGCTGCTTCTCGGTGAGCGGCTTGTCTGGGTCGATCACCTCCGCCATTTCTTCGGCTGTGAGGTTCGATGTGTCGGTGCCGCGGGCTCGGGCGACGAGAGCTTGGCCCTTATTCACGCCGCGCTTTGCCCTGGCGGCTTTGGGCGTGGTGTCGGCACGCTTGGCCATCGTGGCGTTGGAGGACGGAGTGTTTGCGCGCGCGGTCATGCGGCGGATTCTAACTTAGAGCTTCGATCTCAGGGTCGAACTTGTTCTGCTTCGCCTGATTGACAACTCGGGGCACGACCCGCAGGTTTGATGGGACGTGGAGCCCGCTCACCAACTTGCCTTTCAGCGGGATGACGTGGTCAAGCTCAAACGCAGGTCCTGCCGCCAAGGCCTCGCGGCAGACCGGGACGAAATCGGTGATGACCACCCAAGCAGGGATTTTGGTCCGTCGCTTTGTCGTGCCCCAGAGATTAAAAGCTCGCTTATATGCCGGGTCACGCTCAAACCGGGCGCGCTTGTTTGCCTTGACGCGTGCGAGTGTGGCTGCACGCTCGGCTGGGTCGCCCTGGTACTTAGCCCATTTGGCAAGGTTGCTGCACTCTCTACACGCGGCTTCGTAGCCGTCGGGCGATTTGGCACGGCGGTTGAAGGAGGTAAGTGGCTGAGTGGCCTGGCAGCGCGGGCATGTCTTGTTTTGCATACTTCGGATTCTAACATAGATATTAGACTATAGTTTTCGTAGGGAATTTCTAGCAAATAAAAACAGAAACGGCGTCGTGAGTCTCCCCTCCCTACCTCGAACTTCGGGGTAGGCACTTCGGATTCGGTCCTCGGTCCGGGGCCAAAGGGGACCCTAAGCCTCGTACCTCGGCTTAGTCAGTCATCTTCTTTGTCAGTTTTTCATCAACCCACAAAGGAGCCCATCATGGCTAAGCAAACACTCACCGTGCAACTCATGAGCGCCAACGTGCGCATCGCTGAGCTCGAGGCCACCCTCGCCACCGCACGCCAGTGCTACCGCGAACTGCGTGACTCACACGCATCGCGCATCGTGGCCAACAACGGGCACATCACACCCATCGTCACACGCTTCACCAAGTGCGACGGCAGCAGGTGGGAGAAGACGCGCACTGGTAACCGCGCGTCCATCAAGCAGCTCATCGCGGCTCAGCCCACAGCGGCCGAGCTCGACGAGCACTACGCCGATCAACAGGCTCAGTACATGGCCTACCACAGCTGAAGCCTCGTTCCTCGGCTTCGTCGGTCATCTTTATCGTTCATCAACTTAGGAGACTTTCATGTCCATTCACACAAAACACGCACTCCAAGAGA